TGTTTTTCTGCAAGCTTTTGTTGAATGCGTTGCATTAAAATCTTTTTATCTAATTTCTCTTCTTCTGATGTATGAATCTCGTCGACAACTTTAGCAATAGTCTTCAAGGCTCCGCCTTTACCACCAAGTAAACCTCCGAGAACCTGAAACATTATGCTGCTCCACCTGTCATCCAGCTAATTACCCAGATAACAATAATAGCTACAATAGCCGCTTTGATCCAGTCCTTCATTTGCCAGTCACTCCACTCTTTAATGTGCGACCATAGATCTTTTAATAGGTTCATATAACCTCCTTTATTAAACAAAAGAATTTATCTTATTTTGTGACTAAAATAAACCTTTGAATGCTACTTTTTTAATCTGTACCTTACTACGTTGACCTTTTGGCCCAGCACCTAAATTTTGTTTTACTTTAGGTCCTTCCATAGTAGCACTATAAACATCTGCAATCGAAGTTTTATTAACATGAGGCCCTGCGTAAGGGTTCATGTCTTTTGAAACTGTCATTTTAGCGTTTGGATACATTGATCCGTTTATGTATTTTGGTTTTGGATTATTTAAACTCATTTTGCTTTCCCCATTCCACGTTTTGCTATTCCGCCACCACGTTTTTTAGTGACTTTTGGTTTTGCTTGACCACTTTTTGGTTTTGCTTTTAATAATTGATAATACTTATCTAAATCTTTAGGTCTTTTAGGTCTATAAGGTTGAGGTTCCATAAATCTTTTAGGTAATAACTCTCTTGGAATTTTTGGTTTTGGTTTTCTTTTAAAAAAATCTTCAAGACCTTTAGGAAAAGGTCTTCTTTTTGGTTTTTTTTCATTTGCTTTTTTAATTCCAGGTTGTCTATCGCTTGATAGTCTATATGGATTTTTTTTAACTTTTTTCTTTGGTTTTGTTAATGCCATTATTTTGCCCTTCCCATGCCACGTTTAGCTATTCCGCCACCTCTAGCCTTCATTGTTTTTGGTGGGCTTTTTTTACTTCTCATGTATTCGTCATAGCGGTTAATATCTTTTTTAGGTCTTCTTCTTTGTTTTAATAACCTTTTTAAATCGTCTACATTAAGTCTTTTAGATGGTGTACGTTTTTTTAATTGGTCTATTAATTTTTTCTTTGGTGATTTTTTCTTTATTGAACCACCATCTTTAGCAGATATTGTTTTAGGTCTAAACATTTCAACAGCTATACCTAATAAACCTTTTTTCTTTTTCTTTTTTTTTGGAGAATCTACTGCGCCACCACGTTTCTTTTTAATTACACCACGACCCATGAGAATATCTTTTTTGGTAACTTTACCATCACCACTTAAATCAGGAAATTTAGCACTTCCGCCTTTTTTTCTTTTTAATTCTCCAACAATTCTACTTTTTTCTGCTTTAAGGTTCTTTTTACCTTTTCTAGTGTAAGCTTTTTCAGCATTTACTCTGCCTAGCTCTTCTAATCTGTTCATTCTGCGAGTGTTTGCCATAATATCTCCTAGTGAATAGTTGGTTTAAATATTTCAACAAAGTCAAAAATGCCTTTGTCGAGTAATTCTTGCCCTTCTCTTGGTCCTAACTCTTGAAAGTATAAAACTTTAGCCATGCTCATCATAGCGCCTGCCAAAAGTACACTATCCTCTGATGTTTTGGAAGACTTTTCTACCATTTCCATTAAAGAAATAAAAAACTCTTCAAGTTTAAGATCAGCATTAGTCTTCGAAATTAACATCTTTTTGTATTTTCTCTTTTCTTGGCGTATTTGCCTTTTCTAAATTAACATTTGCTCTTAATTGAGCAATATCTTCCTGAGAATCTATCTTATCTTGTGTTAAATCTGCTGTTTGTTGTAATTTTGCTTGGTCTAGACCTAAACGAACTTCGTCATAATTCTTTTTACGCTCATTTTCCATTGCTTTTAGGTTAATTTCTTGTTGTTTTAACTCAATTAACGGATCAGCGTTTTCAGATTCTAAATATTCTTGTTCTTCAGCTATCATTTCTTCTGTCATCTCCACAATTTTCTCTGCTGTTCTTGCTTCAATAATTTCTTGGAATTGTAGTTGAATTTCTTGAGGTAATTGACCACCATATTGAGCAGATTGTTGCTCAATCGCTTCTCTATTTTCTTCTTCTACTTCTTCTCTAGCTTGTAATGCAACGTGTTCCATAACATGTGACTCCAATAACATTAAAGTTTGCATATTATTTTTAACTAAAAATGATGACATCATTGCTTGGTGAGCATCAATGTGAGCCATGTGATTTTGACCTCTAAAAGCTCTCAACGCTTGCCCCATTAAAGCTTTAGAATTTTCTATACCTGGATCTAATGGTTGTGGTTGTTGAGGTGTTGGTAAAATAGAAACAATATCTTTTACACCAAGTGCTTCATACATTCTTCTATATGCTTCGTACATGTTATGAGAAGCAGGATCAGCCTGTGCTAATTGTAATTGTGTTTGTGCCAACGTAACACGTTGAGACATAGAAAATATATTTGGATCTGAAACAGGGATAACATCTATTCTGTCATCAAAATCTTGTTGTTTAACCATTTCAAAACCTTGTTGCCCTGAAGGTTTGTAAGGATAAGCAGGAGATAAAGAATCTTTAAATATGTTTGATAAAATATTAAATTCTACTTTTTGAGCATAGTGTAATCTTTTGTGAATAGCACTCATAACTCTTGTTCCTCTTTCCATCACTGCCATTGTTGTTCCAACAGGAGCGCCTGCTTTTCCAGCATCTCCTATTTTCTGATCAGCAATAGTTGCAAAACGAGTTCCTGCCTCTACAACAAAACCTAATAATTGAAATAGTGTTTGACTTGGTTCTTTGTAAGGTAATGGCATTAAGCCTTCACGCAAACTTCCACCAGGTGCATCTACATCTCTGAACTCTCCTGGTTGGAGGGGAGAATCGTCGTCTTTAACTCGCAATCCACGAGCTTTGAAACCCGCAGGGAGATTGGACAGTGTACCTGCATCAAGAAGTTGTCTAAGTGCTGCCGTGGCAGTTCGGGAGAGACCCCCGAGCATGTGGATAAGACCAAAGCCATAAAAACCCATGCCAGGCAAAAACTTATAGTGGACAAAATACTTGTTTTTCTTTTTGAGAGGATCATCTTCTTTGTAGTTTCTGTAAATAGAAAGAACTTGTGTTGACCCTTCATCAATAGTTACGATGTAAGGAACTTTAATTCCATCGTCACTATCTACTCCTTCAATATTTAAATCAATATGCATTTCAAATAAAGTGTACTCATCTTCCATTCCTGTATCTTGAACACCTTCAATCTGTCTTTCTTTTTCTGTAATACCGTCTTGATTGTCTATAGATTGAACATCAACATCACGATAGAAACCTGCAACTTGTTGTTTACGAATTTCATTCTCGTTCATTTTGACAATGTGTGTAATTCTTTCAGTAGAATATAAATCAGTAGCTGTGTAAGGAACTAACAAATCATCAGCTGATACAAACTTAGAAACTGCTCTTTGTAATACGTCATCGTAATAAACTTTTTTAAATGCTGAACCTGCAAGAGGTAAATGAAATAACATTTGATCTAATTCAGGATCATATTCTTCCATGACATGCATGATCTGATAATTCATAAATTCTTTAACACGCTCTGCTTGTTCTTCTTTTGCAGGATCTATTTTACCAATTACTTGAGTGTTAACTGGACCGCCTGCTGGTAATAATTCTCTGTATGCTTGTGCTTGAAATTGTGTAACAGATTCCGCTAACATTGGATGTGTAACACTACTTGCTCCTTGAAAAGGTTGAGTTCTAGTTTGGTATTTAAAACCTAAAAGATCTAGTCCTTTTCGATAAGTCTCTGACCATTCTTTTCTTGATCCTTTATCGTTTTCTACCTTCTCCATTAATTCTGAAGAAATTCTTCCCAATTCTTTTTCGTCTAATACTTCTGCAATGTTTGTATTAAAATCAACTTGTATGTCTTCTACTTGTTCACCAACAATAGCAGAACCATCTTCTAGTATTTCTACGTCATCAGTTATTTCAATTCCGTTTATATCAACAGGAACAGTGCCTTTATCAAAATCCTGTGGTTCAGGTGAAATCGGGTTTTGTATTCTTTTATCTATATTATCAATCGCCATAAGCTCCTACTATTTCTTCGTCTGCAACATAACCACCAGAGGCCATATATGCCTTAAATGCCTCTGCCATAGAAGGCGTCAATTCTACACCAAAACTAGGTGCTGTGTCAAACTGCTTAGTTCTATCTACCTTGATTTTCATACCCTGAAGTAATAAATCATTAGCGATAGCATCAGCTTGTCTTGCTGTATCGCCAGTTCCTAAAATCTCGCCTGTTTCTTTGTTAATAACATTCCATACATCTTTTGCATCGTCTCCTATTTTTACAGGTAATACTTCTACTTTCACATTGTTTTCTTTTGCAATACGTTTCAATGTTTTTTCCATAGACGACGTAAAGTGTTTACCACCTTCTGTTCTTACATCGGTTCCTGGACCACCATAAAACTCATACATACCTACGCCTGGATATTGCGAGTTAGGTATATCACCTTCCATACCTCCTCTTACCCATCTCTCAAGTCTTTCTTTTTTATCTGCTATTCTATCTGCTTGCGGTGTTCGTGTTGAACCGTCATGACCATATCTTTTTGTTACTAAGTTAGCAGGTGTAACGGCATAATAATCTGTAGCGTTTGGATCTTTTAAAACAAACTTACGATACGCCGCTTCGTAAATATCTCTTTTAATAGATGCATCTGCCCATTGATCTCTTAATTTAAATGGTAAATTAGGAAACAGTTGTTTATTCAATTCCAAATTAAATTTGTTTACTAAGTCATCTAAAATAGCTGTTTGTTGTGCTTCTACGCCTCTTGCTGCTGTTAACATCTCGTCTGTAATTTCAGGAACAGGTGTTCTTGATAGTTCTCGTAACTGATTTTGTAGAGATACTAACTTATCGTATTCTACTTTCAAAGCGGACGCACTTGGCATACTTTCTCTAAAGACACTTCCTTTATCTTTAAAATACTGCATCATGTCTCGTTGTAGATCGTTTTGAATTTGATCAAATGGTATGCCTTGATCTGTCATATGACGCATCTTTGCTGCTAACTTTCCTGCTACTCGTTGAGAAGCTTGAAAAATATCTGATTGTATTTCATCTGCGAACGTTGTTGTCTTTCCTGTAAACGCTCCTCCTAGTTCACGGTCCGAGAGCCGCGACCACGCAATAACGTACGGTTCCTTAAAGCTATGTGTACTGACACTAGATGGTAAGTTTCCTGTGTCTCCACGTAAATCTTGTGGATCAACATACAACACACGTTCTCTATCTGTATTAGGTATGGCGCCTTTTTCTTTGTAACCTGAATAATTTAGTGATCTCATTTCGCCGTCAAGAGTATCCGATAAGAAGCCGTAGCCTCCTGATTTAACATTCCTGATTGGCGACTCACGGACCACGCCTAATAACATTTCTCTAGTGATTGGTTGACCCATGCCCTCTAGTTTTTCTAGCATTGGTTTTATTTCTGAATCAATAACTTCTACTTTTCCAATTCCTCTTGCGTTTAAGAAATCATAAACCTCTTTAGAACTATTATATACTTTTGGTCCTCGTTCTAACTCTGCTTCCATTTGATGATAGAAAATTTGTCCTGGTTCTGAACGCGTCAGTGGCGTAACGTTTTCTACGACGTCATCAACAATAGCAACATCAGTTCCTGTTCTTGGTGTATTATCACCAGGCAATAAATTGTCCATATACATCTTAACTCTTTCTTTACCTTGCTTAACCCATTTCGGCACATTACCTACTACCTTGTTAAGATTTAATGCTACTTCTACAGGTTGATTACCACCTCGTTCTGCTTCTTCAAAAATATCTAAATCCTCAAAACCTTCATAAGCTGGGCCTAAATCTAAATCTTGTATGTCTATTTCTTCTTCTAATCCTGTCTGCATAGACTCGGCAAACGGACCAGGTGTGGCATCGCCACCGTAAGCAAACCCAGTAGTATTAGGAATAGATCCAACTTCGAGGTAATCTCCTACTAATCCTCCATCTGCTTGATTTAAAATTGGATTTTGTGATACACCTAAATCTTCTTGTTCTTTACGTTTTTGGTCATCAACTTCTTCCATTGCTTGTTGATGAGCTTCTTCTTTAATTCTGTTTATCTCAGCTAATTCTTCATCAGATAGTCTTTCATTTTTTGTACTGTAAATAGTAGTAAAACCAATAAGAGGTAAAGCAAAGTTAGCTGCTTTTTGTAAATAACTTGTTAATTTATCAGGGCTTAAATTTTTTATAGCTGTAAGTTTACTAGGACTAATAACAGATAATAATTCTAAACCTGTTAATCCTATTGTTGCTCCTGCTCCTAATATTTTTTTAAAAGCTGTATCTGTTTTAGTGCTGATGGGTTGTCCGTCTTCTGTAAAAAAACTAGAAAAAGGAATAGACAAAGTATCTTCATCCGTAAACATATCTGCATATCCTTCTTGCAAAGGTTCTGTAAAAAAATCAAAAGTTGCAGCTAAAGCAACACTAGGTTGTGTATATGTTTTAAAAGTGCTAGCTGAATTTTCAGCAACATAATTTTTAAAATTATCTTTTGCTTCTTGAATAGAAACCTTTTCTGATTTATCAGCAGCCTCTGATGTTCCAGCTGGAGCGACACTATCTGCTGCTTCTTGAGATCCTATTTCGTCAACTATAGTATCGTAGTAATCTGTCATGCCTGTAGCAAAATCAACAAACTGACCAGGCAGTTTTAAAGCATTTGATATAGCAAGAGGAACTGCTCTCATTGGATTTCCATCTAACTCCTCATCTATTTTATTTTGAAAACCATCTTCTACTGCAGTCATCTTATCAGAAAGATAATCCATCATACCTGTTTCTTCGTCAACTTCTACTTCTCCACCATCAGCAAATTTATTAAAAGGTTTTCCCATAAGATCGTCTATACTATTCATTTCTAAAATATAATCAAATAATTCTCTATAATCCTGCCTCGTTAATTTAACAGCTTCTGGATTACCAATTAATCTTTTATCTCCTGCGTATAAATTTTTTGTTTTATTAATAGGTAGTACACTTAATGATTTTAATTTTGTTAGTAAGTCATCCGCTTTCTTAACGGTATCTGCTACTTTATCAGAAAGTTCACTAGCTTGTGGTCCTTTCATATTATCAATTGCATTACGCATTCGCGATTCTATAAATGTTTGTACTTTTCTGTTTACTGCACTAGGAGCTAAATACATGTACTCAGGATTACCTCCCTCTTTTAAAAACTTACTACCAGGATATAATTTACCTGTTTCCGTAAAAGGAAATATATGAGATAGATCTAACATAGATTTGTAAACTTGTGTTTCATCCATACCAGGATATAATTTTTTTGCTATCTGTTGTAAGTCAGCATTCATTTTTGGATCATTAAGAATCTGTTCTTTTTGATCCAACAAATCTTTCATTCCTGATTTATATTTATTTCTTGCAGATGAAAGCATATCTAACATAGCAGGATCTTTGTTATATAATTTAACTGCTGCATAAGGATCTCTCATTGCCATTCCTCTAAACGCATGAGACATAACTTGAAATTCTGCCATAGCTTCAGGGGTGGTATTTGTAGGAGTGGTCATTAAACCTGTATCTTTTTTAAGAATTAAATTATCACCTGTATTTTGAAAACCACTGTAAGAAATAACGTCGTTTGTAATAGGATCTATAATTTTTGTTGGATTGATCTCCATTGGATTAACAGGTGTATCTCTAATAAGAGATTCTATTCCTAAATTTTCTACTGCTTGATCGTAACGTTTTTTTCTAACTTCTCTTAACTGTTGTTCTTTTGCTTGTTTTTTTGTCATCGCTTGAACACCATCGTCTAAAGTAACATAAGGTATTTCAGCTGCTGTAATAATTCCTAATTGTTTTTTCTTTTCATCCGTTAAATTAGATAAAGTTTTTTTTTGACTTTTTTTTATTTTATTTCTTTCCTTTGCTCTATCTGCTTTTTTCTTTTTTGATGCTATTTTTTTATCCTCTAAAAATTTAAAAAATTCAAAGTCATCAAAATCAAAATAGCTTTTATCCCCAACCTTCTTTAGGTATTCATCGACAGGATCTACGGCTTTTCCAAACGCTTCTTTACCAGCTTTATATATTTTATTTATATTAACCATAGTATTCCCTTTGCGGTTCTATTAACGAAGGCTCATCCTGATAGTCAGAATCCAACTGAATAAAGTTACCTTGTCTAAATCTAAGCAACGCTTGTGTTGTTGAATCAACTAAATCGTCATGCTCACCATAAGGGAAAGCAGCGCATTCTTCAATCACTTCTTCTGCCCATCTGTCTTCTGTGCACCACACCTGTCCCGCTTCAAAAATGGGAGCTACGGAGTTGACACGTACGTGCTTATCATTGCCCTTACTAGGCGTATAAGTAACTACAGGAATTCCTAGCTGTCGTAGCTCCTGTGTTAAGGGCATACCAGATGCTTTCGCTTCAATCAAGATTGTTTCGGGTTCCCAG